TAATTAAAAATCAAAAATTGACACTAGTTCAACCGTCCATGTGGGATGACCCATATGAAAATTTTTTCCTGAGAACCAAAGTTGATCTCGGCAATGGTGAAGTAGCTTCTATCGAAGATTTAAAGAATTCCTGGTATGGACAATGCTGGACTGAGAATGAAGATACTGATGCAATGTGGCGAATATATAGCCATGAAAAGGATGGTGTTCGAGTTAAAACGACAGCCAGAAAATTGTTTTATTCGATATTTAATGGATCAGAAGAATTTTGTAACTTGAAATATTTCATGGGGAAGGTTGAGTATAAAAGTAAAGCGGAACTTATTAATTTTATGGAAACAGTTACATTTTCTGATATTATTGCTGGTGGACAAAATGACAAATTTGCAAAGCTTTTATGTATAAAAAGAACTGAATTTTCACATGAAAATGAAATAAGAGTCATTGTGGATGATATTGGAAATAAAAACGGAGTGAACGGATTATATAAAATAGATATTGATACAGATAGTTTATTTGATGAGATTTGTCTTGATCCTCGTTTACTCGATGAAGATGTTTCTAACCTAACCCAAAAAATAAAGAAAATGGGGGTTTCTACAAAAATTATACAATCTGAACTTTATAAATTAGATATACCTATGATTAGAGTTATTTGATCAAGCCTACCACCTCTTGGTTTATTAAAGCTTGGCGGTAGTTCCTCACTCGACCCATCAGGCAGTTCTGTAGGCAGTATATCTAGCTACGCCCGTTTTTTATGTTAGCCGAGAATCAGATCAAGAGTTAAGTCAATACAGCAAAAGAGTAAAGCATAGTAAAGCCCCGAACTTCGGGCTTTACTTTTTACTCTGACGTAAGCTCGTAAGAAGTAAACCTAATCACCTCCTCCCCAAACCATGCATTCAACTCCTTAAACCGTTCCTGCAACGGCGTCAGCTCATTCCTCACAAAAACCTGCGACGCCTTCACTGAATCACCAAAGCCCCCGCTGTTTTCAGGAATGATGCCCATCATCTGCGGCGGCACGCGGTGCGCGCAAAGCAGGTCATTCTGGCTGGCTTTCTTGATGTTGAAGAAATCATCTTTCGTCGCGACTTCACTCAGCGGCAAAATCTTGATCCCGTCCGGCTTGCCGTTCGGCGCGTACATGAACAGGTTGCGGAAGTTGCCCAGACCTTTCGTGTCACGCATCGCTTTGCGCATCTGATCAATATCACTGCTGCTTTGCGCGGCGTCCGTCATATACAGAATGTAACCAGCGTGCGCGCCGTTCTGGTAATACTTGCGGCGGAACAGCGTGGCGGCTTCATTGAGCCAGGCGGAATTCAGGGCGCTGAGATATTCCGGCAGGCCGTAGAGTTCCTGATTAATATCCGGCTCAATCAGATGAAACACGCTGCCTGCTTCAAACTGATGGGCGTCCTTCCACTGCTGCACAAACCAGTAAGTATCTGGCTCAACGCCGCGTCGTGCATATTTAGCGGGCACGGTTTTCATCACCACGGCGTCGCCGAGCTGGTTGCGGATCACCTCTAAAAACGCATTTCCGAATACCAGGTAATCCAGAGCAAACCGGCTGAATTCCTGCTGTGATAACAGCGGATGCGGGATATAGGTGGAGGCCAGAATATTACGCTTAACGTAGAGCGATGAACTGTGATGCACCGCCGCCCGCAGCGTACGAGCCAGTCCGTCAAAGCTGACCGGCGGCTCGTACCACTGGCCGTTCCCCGTGCATTCGATGTAATCCAGGATTTCACGGCGGTCTAATACCGGCGTCGGATCGCCAAAGCTAAACGCCTCCGCGCCGCTGGTCTGCTGCGCCGTTGCGGTGACTGCTGTTTGCGCCGCCTTGCGGAATTTGCGCTTACTCATATTAATAAAACTCCAGGATGTTAGGGCTTTGGCCGCCGTTCGCGGCGGTCAGGGGTTCGTTAAGCAGTGCGTGCATGATTGCCCAGGCGACATCGGCGTGACTGGCTTCCTCGCTGCGGCTGGCTTCGTAGGTGGAACGGCTGCCGCTGGCGGTCATGGTTTTGCGGATCGCCATGAATGACGAGGTGATGTCTTTATGGTTGGTGTCATATTCCAGGCGTCCGGACGTGATGGTGTCTTTGGCTTTCAGTACCATTTTCGTTTTCGTTTCCGGGCTATACCTGATTTCCATCGCGGCGGGGAAGAACTGCCGGACAAGCTGGAAAACGCCCTGACCAATGCCGGTGGCGTCCACACCGATGTATTCCACGCAGTATCGTTTCGTTAACTCCTCAATGCTTTTCGCCTGTGCGGCAAAGTCCATGCCTTTCCACTGGTGACGTTCCAGCACGCGGAATTTTCCCCCGTCCACCAGCGGCGGAGCCACTACGGCACAGCCCGCGCTGTCGCCGGTGTGTGACGGGTCGTAACCAATCCAGACGGCGCGATAGCCAAACGGACGCAGGGCGAACGGGCTGAAATCCTCCCATTCCTCCGCGCTTTCCACCATGCAACGTTGCAGCTCGGCGAACGGGAACACGGACGCCTGATCGTCAACAAACTCACACATGAACAGGTTGCGGAAGTCCTCCGCGCTGTTCTCCTGCTTCAGCGTGTCGATGTTGAACAGGTTGCAGCCACCGGCTAGCGCATCCTCAATCGTGACGATTTGCCGCCACTGCCCGTCCTCACAAAGCCGACCTTTCGCCAGGGCGTGATGCCCGATATCCAGTTCAATCCGGTCGTTCGGATTTTCCCGCCCCTTGTTGAACAGTTCGCCTGACCAGAACGGATACGCGCCGTGCGTCAGAGCCGACGGTGTGGAGAAATAGGTGGTGCGCAGATGTTCCTGCGAGGCCATGCCGCTGGCGACCTTTCGCAGCTTCTGGAAGTTGGGGATCCAAAAGATTTCATCCACGTACAGGTCGCCATTGTGGCTTTGTGCGGTGTTGGAGTTGGTGCCCAAGAAAATCAGCTTTGCGCCGTTGTTGCCGAGCACAATCGGGTCGCCGGTCAGCTCGACATCAACCTGGCGGGCAAACTGAATGATGTATTCACGGAACACGTAAGCCTGAGTTTTACTGGCCGACAGGAAAATCTGGTTATGGCCGGTTGCCAGGGCGCGCAATAACGCTTCCCGCGCAAAGAAGAACGTTGCGCCAATCTGGCGGGATTTCAGGATGTCGCGGATACGGTGTTTAAGCCCCGCGTCGTACCAGATACGCTGATACTGGAAGCACTGGGCAAGGAAAATATCTTCCAGCTTTTCCAGCGCCTCGTCGCTGAAATAGTTCTTAGTCGGCTTCTTACGCTCCCCTTTATTACGGTTGGCAATCTTTGGATTTAAATCCACCTCATTCCCACTTTGGCCGTAGCGGTTCACCCTTGCCAGGCGTTCCATTAACCGGCCTAACGCCTCCATTTCCTTGTAGTCCGCATTCCCTTTCACGTCTTTGGTGGTGAGCTGGATCAGGCGCGCTTCCAGGCTGGACTCCACGCGGGAAATGGGCGCGGCGTTATCCCAGGCGTCGCGGGTTTTCCAGCTCTGCACCGTCGGTATTTTTTGTGTCAGCAGTTCCGCAATCTGACGCACTGAAAACCCCTGCCAGTAAAGCAGTGCCGCCTGTCGCCGTGGGTCGCTGATGATGGTTGAGTTTGTCATTTTCATGACTGCCACGTTAACGAGCGGCCTGCTGATTTTCCTGCTGTCCACGTTGTGCCATCGGGCAACAACCCGCATCGGCTGGCGGTGTCGGGCGTGTGTCTGGAAACTTGAACCCCTCAGAAGCACACACCGACTGGAGTCATAAACATGGCAACAAAAGCGAAGCGTTTTCGCATCTGCACCGAAGGGGCAACAACGGACGGGCGTGAAATCACCCGCGACTGGATTGAACAGATGGCGGCGACCTATGACCCGAAGGTCTACGGCGCACGCATCAACATGGAGCACATCAAGGGCTATTTCCCTGACGGTGCGTTTCGTATGTACGGCGACGTGACCGGCGTTTACGCCGAAGAGGTGGCGGACGGCGCGCTGAAAGGCAAGCTGGCACTGTATGCCGATATCGACCCGACGCCTGATTTAGTGTCGATGGTGAAAGCCCGTCAGAAGGTTTACACCTCAATCGAAGTGAACCCCTCGTTTTCCGACACCGGCAAAGCCTACCTGATCGGCCTGGCCGTGACCGACAGCCCCGCCAGCCTCGGCACCGAATACCTGCAATTTAGCGCGAAGGCACAGCAAAACCCGCTGGCGAGCCGCAAACAGGATGCCGGAAACCTCTTTACCGCCGCCGAAGAAACGGCGTTCGAGTTTGTGGAAGAGGCACCGGCTGCGCCGTCACTGTTCTCCCGCGTGAAACAACTGCTTTCCAGTAAATCCGCCTCGGATGATGCCCGCTTTAAAGACGTGCATGACGCCGTGGAAGTGGTGGTGGAACACGTCGAAACCGGCCTGAAAGCCACTGATGAAAAGCTGTCCGCGCTGCAAACCACCGTGACCGAACGCCTGAACGCGCTGGAACAAACCGCGAAAGATGACCGCGAACAGTTCAGCACGCTGAAAGGCAAGCTGGAGAAGTCCGCCCCGCAGAGCTACACGCAGCGCCCCGTTTCCAGCGGCGGCGGCAAGGGTGATGCAGCCAATTTCACTGACTGCTAAGTACAACTTTCGCGATTAACCCGTTAACAAATTTGGAAAAAACGCATGAAACAAACTACCCGCTTTCAATTTAACGCCTTCCTGTCCCGCATTGCTGAGCTGAACTCGGTGGACACCGGCGACCTGAATAAAAAATTCAGCGTAGAGCCGTCGGTAACGCAGACGCTGATGACCCGCGTGCAGGAATCCTCTGCCTTCCTCCAGATGATTAACATCGTGCCCGTGGATGAAATGAAGGGTGAAAAGGTCGGCGTCGGCGTGTCTGGTTCGATTGCCAGCACCGCAGACACCAGCGGCACCGGTGAACGCCAGACGGCTGACTTCAACACCCTGACCGCTGAGGGTTATGAGTGCCGCCAGACGAACTACGATTTCCATTTCCGTTACGCCACGCTGGATCTCTGGGCGCGCTATCAGGATTTCCAGGCGCGTTTACGTGACGCCATTGTGAAACGCCAGGCGCTGGATCGCATCACCATCGGCTTTAACGGTGTTGAGCGTGCGGCGACATCAAACCGCACCAAAAACCCGCTGTTGCAGGACGTGAACGTGGGCTGGCTGCAAAAGTACCGCAACAATGCGCCGGAGCGCGTGATGAGCAAAATTCTCGGCGAGGATGACGCCGTGATTTCCGAGACCGTTCGCGTCGGTGCCGGGGGTGACTTTGAGAACCTGGACGCGCTGGTGATGGATGCCACCAACAACATGGTTGACCCGATTTATCAGGACGATACCGGCCTGGTGGTGATCTGCGGCCGTCAGTTGCTGGCAGACAAGTATTTCCCGCTGGTGAACAAGGCGCAGGAGAACTCGGAAAGCCTGGCGGCGGATATGATTATCAGTCAGAAGCGCATCGGTAACTTACCGGCGGTGCGCGTGCCCGGTTTCCCGGCTAATGCGTTCATGATCACCCGCCTGGATAACCTGTCCATTTACTGGCAGGACGGCACGCACCGCCGCCACATCGAAGAAGTGCCAAAGCGTGACCGTATCGAAAACTACGAATCCATTAATGAGGATTTCGTGGTGGAAGACTATCGCGGCGGCTGCCTGGTCGAAAACATCCAGCTCGGCACCTTCAAAGCTGCCGCACCTGAATCAGCGGAATAAAGGGGGGCGTCATGATTAGTCCTTGCCGCCGTCACATGTTGCGACAGTCCGCCATCAACGCCGCACAGCAGGCCGCCGGTCAGCTGACCCATGCCACCGGCTACGAACTGCAAATGCAAAAGCTCAATGCGGATAAGCAGGCACTGCATAAGCTCCAGTCCTTCCAGACGAAAGCGGAGCTGAAACGCAAGCTGCTCCCTGAATACGCCCCGTGGGTGTCGGGCGTGCTGGCCGAAGGGAACGGCGCACAGGACGCCATCCTGATGACCGTGATGATCTGGCGTATTGACGCCGGTGATATCGCCGGTGCGCTGAATATTGCCCGCTACGCCTTTAAGCACCGGCTCGCGATGCCGTTCGGCACCCGCACGGCGGGCTGCGCCTTCACCGAGGAAGTGATTGACCAGGCCACGCGTGCCCGCGCCGCCGGTGAGCCGGTGAGCATTGAGCTTATGCTGGAGGTGCTGGAACTGACTGACAGTGAGGATATGCCCGATAAAGTGCGTGCGCAGTTGCACAAGATTATCGGCTATCTCTACCGCGACGGCGGCAAGGACACGTTAGCCCTGGAGCGTCTGAAAAGTGCCTTAATTCTCGACGGCAAATCAGGCGTGAAAAAAGACATTGAGCGCCTGGAGTCTGCCATTAAAAAGGCATCCGGCCGCTAAAAAGCATGCGCCCCGCGCAGGGCGGCACGCCAGCCGCGACGGGTCTTTGACCGCGTTCAACGCTGGCGTCCACCGCCCCCCATTCAGAGGTCATTATGTCTCTTGTTGTACCTGCACCGAAACCGGACGCCGCGACGGAACCCGCGATTAAAAATACCCACTTTTGGCCTGATGTGGATCCGGTTGAGCTGCGCGACACCCTGCGGCTGGAGGGCACCATCACAGCAAAACGCCTGCGCGCCGCCGCAAAGTTTGCCATGACCGAAGTGAACGCCGAGCTGTACAGCTTTCGCGATGCGCAGATTGCCCAGGGGTTTACACGCCTGGCGGATGTTCCCGCCGATCAGATTGATGACGAAAGCGTGAAAGTCTGCGCCTATCAGCGCGCCGTGGCGTCTATTGCGGCGGCCTTCCTGGCGGAGCGTTACCCGAATAACGACACCACCGATAAAGGCAGCAAAAAGGCCGAAATCGTGGAAAGTACCGTTGATGATTTATGGCGGGACGGGCGCAACGCGATCAGCGATGTCGCCGGTGTGTCCCACTGCATCATCGGGCTGCTCTGATGAAAGTCTATGCCGAACAAGGTGACACCGTGGATTCGCTCTGCTGGCGGTATTACGGGCGTACCGAGTCGGTGATGGAACAGGTTTACGCGGCTAACGTTGGTTTAGCCGCTCGCGGGGCAATTTTGCCCCATGGCTACGCGGTGGAGCTGCCGGATATTACCCAGGCCGCAGTCAGTGAAACCGTCTCACTTTGGGACTGATGACCATGGAGCGCATCACCTCGTTTATCTGTTACTGCGTCGCAGCCTTTCTTGCCTGGCTCGGCGCAATGTCACCGCAGGATATCGCCTTTCTGGTGGGGGCAGGCGTCGGCGTCGCGACCTTCCTGGTGAACTGGTACTACCGGCGCAAAACGTACCGCCTGCTGAAAACCATGGGCGTCAGGGGAGAAATCAATGCAGCCATCAATCGTTAGACGCTGCGCCGTCGCCGCTGTCCTGGCGATTGCCGCACTGCTGCCGCAAACGCCAACGTTGAAAACCTCCGCCGCCGGTCTGGCACTGATTGCCGATTTTGAAGGCTGCCGACTGTCTGCCTACCAGTGCAGTGCGGGCGTCTGGACAAACGGCATCGGGCACACCGCAGGCGTGAAGCCGCAGACGCACATCAGCGAACGGCAGGCCGCCGTGAATCTGGTGGAAGACGTGATGCGGGTGGAAAAAGGCATTGCGCGCTGCATGCCGGTTGCCATGCCGCAGCTGGTGTATGACGCCGTGGTGTCCTTTGCGTTTAATGTCGGCGTGACGGCGGCCTGCAAGTCCACGCTGGCGTTTTTCATCAACAAAGGGCGATGGCGGGACGCCTGCGAGCAGTTGCCGCGCTGGGTGTTTGTGAACGGTGAACGCATCACCGGGCTGGAACGCCGCCGTGTGAATGAGCTGGCTTACTGCCTGCGGGGTATCTGATGCGCATTTTAATTGTGTTACTGCTGGCAGCCTGCGCACTGGCGGGGCTGCAAACCTGGCGGATTGGTGGCCTGCATGATGAAGCCGACCAGGCGCAGCGCATTATCGGCACGCTGTCCGCCGGTATTGAAAGCCGCGACAACGCCATTAATCGCCTGAACGATGAGGCCGTAACGCGGGAACGCCAGGAACAAAGCCTGCGCACCCAGCTCTCACGGGCGGGTGAGCAGGCACGTGTCCATGAAGCCCACATTCAAAGGTTACTCAATGAAAATCAGGAAATGCGCGATTGGTATGGCGCTCGTCTGCCTGACGGCATTGGCCGGATGCACGCGCGTCCCGCCTTTGCCAGCGCCGCAGATTATTTACGTTGGCTGTCCGGCGGTGACGAGCTGCCCAATACCGGCAAGCTCACCGGTAACGAACGGTGATTTAAGCAGTGACGTCAGAAACCTGGAGGCCGCGCTGACGGCCTGCGGCCTCCAGGTGGAAGCGGTCAAACAATGCCAGGAGGAACACCGTGTTAAAACCCGCTCAACTGCGAAAAGCGTTAACTGACGCGGTGCCGGTGCTGCAAACCAGCCCCGACACCCTGCGGATGTTTGTGGATAATGGTCGCATCGTTTCCACGTTAGCCAGTTCGCTGTCGTTTGAATACCAGTATCAGACTGAGCTGCTTATCACCAACTTTGCCCAGGACTGTGATCTGATCATTGTCCCGATCCTGACGTGGCTGCGTGAGAACCAGCCGGACATCATGGCGACGCCGGAAAAGCAGCAGACCGGCTTTAAATTCAAGGCTGATATGCTCGATGATGGTTCCTACGATATCGCGATTGATGTGCAGCTCACTGAGCGCGTGATCGTGAAACAGATTGATGCCGGTCTGTACGTGGAGCATTTTCCGGAACCGCCTCTGCCGGAGCCGGTGGAAAGGCCGCGTGAACTGTATCTGCACGGCGAGTTAGTGAGTCAGTGGCATGAGTGAACTGTCAGCATTTGATACCCGTCTCGCCGGGCTGATTGCGGCGCTGTCACCGCAAAGCCGGAAGGTGATGGCAGCGACCATTGCGAAGCGTCTGCGCAAACATCAGCAGCAGCGCATTAAGCAGCAGGTTGCGCCCGACGGTAAACCCTTCACGCCCCGCCGCCCGCAGCCTTTACGGGCAAAGAAAGGCCGCATTAAGCGGGAAATGTTCGCCAAACTGCGCACGGCTAAATACATGAAAGCCAAAGGCACCGCTGACGATGCGGTGGTGGAATTTACCGGCCAGGTTCAGCGCATGGCGAAAGTACATCAGTACGGCCTGCGGGATCGCCCGTCCGTCCGTGCAAAAGAAATGCAGTATCCGGCGCGCCCGCTGTTAGGGCTGGACGCGGAGGATATGAAAATTGTAGAGGACGAGTTATTGCGATTAGTAATCCTATAAAGACTGATTTTGTAGCAACATAATATTATTAAAGTAAGTTTTTAAACCAAGTTGGCAATTTTTCGGTAGCTTGGTTTGAGTAAGTATATTCGGGGATATTGTTCCAAAACTCACTTATTGATTCAACAAACTCATCGAATTGAACTTCGCTAATAGTTAAATCTTCGTACCTTATATAATCATTCCCCCAAACCTCCTCAAGCATATCATTCCGTCTAAAGTATTCTGGACTAGATGTTTTAAGAGATTCAAAGGATTTACCATCACCATGTTTAAATACATTCACCACTTTGCTCATAGTTAGCAATTTATGATGCGTTGGTATGTTTGACACAGATATACCTAACCCCTCAATTAGTTGAATAATATCTGGCAATGATAATGCCCATATTTTTTTATAAATAACTTCGTTTTTAGTCCAAATTCTTATCTCTTTTACTAACCACTCTCTTAAATCCTTTTCCCATTTATGGTATATGCTAGATAAAATGGCAAGGTAAACACTACTCTTCATTTCCTCGAGACTTAAGTAAAAATCAATACCTTCTTGATATGCTTGCTCTGCAACATCAGCAGGATCATCATTTTCGGGATCGAATGCCTCACCAGCTTTACTATACCATTCATCAACATATTTATTTGCTGCACTCTGTAGGTCAGAAAATTGTGAGAAAATAAGCTTCTTAGCCTGCTCAACATAAAAATTATACCCTGATAGTAAAAGATACTTATTACCGCTTGCCAGATATAATGTTACGAACTCTTTTTGTTCACCCATAAAGCCCTCTGCATGTGCAGTTATTTAAAGTTAAATAATTAAAAACAGAATTATTATCTTGATTATTAAATTTCAAATCATAATGCCGATACGCTGAAACTAAAGTACTCCAAAATTTGATGGGGTATCAAGGGGGCTGATTAGTGGAGAAACTAGGTGTCTAAAGTTATTTGGATAAATAAATATAACGAATCAAGATGATTCATAGTTCCTACGTTGTGCTATTGACCATCAACCCGCCTCAAATTGTATGCCGCCTGACAGGGCGGCATTCTTTTATGCATGAATACATCCATTCCCCAAAACGACATTCCGCGCCTGCTGCGCAATCTGATCCGCATTGGCACCGTTGCCGAGGTGGATTTAGATGCGGGCACCTGTCGCGTAAACACCGGCGGCAACGTCACCGACTGGCTGCACTGGCTGACCTCCCGCGCAGGGCGTTCCCGTTCCTGGTGGGCACCGTCCGCCGGTGAGCAGGTTCTGCTGTTCTGCCTGGGCGGTGAGCTGGATACCGCCTTTGTGATGCCGGGCGTTTTCTCTGATGAATTTCCTGCGCCGTCAGCGTCAGCCGATGCCGTACACGTCACTTTCCCTGACGGTGCGGTGATCGAGTACGAACCCAAAACCGGCGCACTGCTGGCAACCGGCATTAAGTCAGCCACGGTGAACGCCTTGGAAACAGTCGCGGTGACTGCGCCGGATATCACCTGCACGGCGAAAACGCGCATTACCCTCGACACGCCGGAGGTGGTCTGCACTAACAAACTCACCACCGCCACCATCGAGATTAAAAAGGGCGGCACAATGACCGGCAACCTCACCCATTCAGGCGGCAGCATCACGTCAAACGGTGTGGTTGTGCATACCCATAAACACGGCGGCGTCCAGACGGGCGGCGGTCAGACGCAGGTGCCTTCATGACTAACGCGAAATACATCGGCCTGGCTCGCGATACGGGGCGCAGCGTCGAAGACCTGGCGCATATTCAGCAGTCGGTCAGCGACATTCTGCGCACGCCCGTCGGTTCCCGCCTCATGCGCCGTGACTATGGTTCACTGCTATCGATGCTGACTGACCGCCCACAAAATGCGGCGTTGCGCCTGCAAATCATGGCGGCCTGCTACAGCGCGATCCTGAAATGGGAGCCGCGCGTCAGCCTCACCGGCATCACCTTTGAAACGACGTTTGACGGGAAAGCAGTGGTGGAACTCACCGGCACCCGCAAAGACACGTCCGCCGCCATTTCCTTAACCCTTCCAGTGAGCTGAATTATGGCAACGATTGATCTCAGCCAGTTACCCGCCCCCGACGTGGTGGAGGTGCTGGATTACGAAATCCTGCTGGCGGAACGCAAAGCCACGCTGGTATCGCTTTATCCCGAAGACCAGCAGGCCGCCATCGCGCGCACGCTGACCCTGGAGTCTGAACCCATTGTGAAGCTGCTGGAGGAGAACGCTTACCGCGAAGTGATCCTGCGTCAGCGGGTTAACGAGGCGGCGCAGGCGGTGATGCTGGCCTATGCCACCGGCACAGACCTGGACAATATCGCCGCCACGTTCAGCGTAGAGCGCCTGACCATCGCGCCTGCGGATACGGTCAGCGTGCCCGCCGTTGTAGCGGTCATGGAAAGCGATGCGGATTTGCGTATCCGTGCGCAGCAGGCGTTTGAAGGGCTGAGCGTCGCCGGTCCGGTCGGTTCCTATGAGTATCACGGGCGCTCGGCTGACGGGCGGGTGGCGGACATTTCGGTCATCAGTCCGTCCCCTGCCTGCGTGACGATTTCCGTGCTGGCACAGACCGGCAACGGCACCGCCCCCGCTGACCTGCTGGCGGTGGTTCAGGCCGCGCTCAATGATGAAAACGTGCGCCCCGTGGCCGACCGCGTGACCGTCCAGTCAGCAACTGTCGTGAATTACACCATTGACGCCGTGCTGTATCTGTTTCCGGGTCCGGAAGCTGAACCTATCCGCGAAGCCGCCGAAGCCAAGCTTATCGCCTACACCACCGCGCAGCACCGCTTAGGCCGTGACATCCGGCTGTCGGCGATTTATGCCGCACTGCACGTTGAAGGCGTGCAGCGGGTGGAGCTGAAAAGCCCCGCCGCTGACATCGAGCTGGATAAAACGCAGGCGTCATTCTGCACCGCGTACACCCTGAAAGTGGGCGGCTACGATGAGTGATCGCCTGCTGCCCGTCGGTTCCTCGGCTCTTGAGGTTGCCGCCGCCGAGGCCTGCGCCGCGCTTGAAAACGTGCCGGTGCCGCTGCGGCAGCTTTGGGATCCGCTGACCTGTCCGGCCAGATTTTTACCTTACCTGGCGTGGGCGCTGTCGGTTGACCGCTGGGATGAAAACTGGCCTGTCGTCACCAAGCGCCGCGTCATTCAGTCGGCCTGGTTTATTCACTGCCATAAAGGAACTATCGGTGCTATCCGGCGCGTGGTGGAGCCGCTCGGCTACCTGATTAACGTGACCGAATGGTGGGAAACAAATGACGAACCCGGCACGTTTCGCCTGAATATCGGCGTGCTGGAAACCGGCATCACCGAAGACATGTATTTGGAGATGGAGCGGCTGATTGCTGACGCCAAACCGGCCAGCCGCCATCTGATCGGCCTGACCATCACCCAGGATATTAAAGGCGATGTTTACATTGGCGCAGCGCAGTACATCGGCGAGCTGCTGACCGTTTACCCCGCATAAGAGGACGTTATGAGCACATTTAAATCCGTTGTCACCACGCTCGGCCAGTCGCGTATCGCGGCGGCCATTGCGGCGGGGACTGACATCAACATTACGCAGCTTGCCGTCGGCGACGGTAACGGCAAGGCGACCACACCAGTCGCCACGCAGACCCAACTGGTTAAAGAGGTGTACCGCACGCCGCTCAATTCCTTAAAGCTGGATCCGACTCATGGCAACTGGGTCATTGCTGAGGCGGTGATTTCTGCGAGCGTCGGCGGTTTCTGGATGCGCGAAATGGGTCTGTTTGCTGACGACGGCACGCTGATTGCCGTCTGTAACATGGCTGACACTTACAAGCCGACTCTGGCGGAAGGTTCCGGCCGCACGCAGACGTTGCGCATGGTGATTGCGGTCAGCAACACCGAGGCCATCAGCCTGCTGATTGACGACTCGGTGATTATGGCCACCGAGCAGTATGTGAACGACCTGCTGGCCGCACATGAAAAATCCCGCAACCACCCCGACGGCACGCTGACGGCAAAGGGTTTTGTGCAGCTTAACAGCTCGGTCAGCAGTACCAGCGAGGCGCTGGCCGCCACCCCGAAAGCGGTCAAGGCCGCCAACGACAATGCCAATAGCCGCGTGCCGTCCACCCGCAAGGTGAACAATAAAGCCCTGAGCGCTGACATTACCCTGGAGGCGTCGGACGTGGGGGCGCTGCCGGTCGCGTCCGCCGCTCTCGGCACCGCGAATATCAATACCTTTAATCTGGCAAACATCGGGGTTTACGTGCAGAGCACCGGTGCGAATGCCACGGTCGCCAATGGCTATCCCGCCGGTTCACAGGCGGCGGGCGTGCTGGAGGTTATCCCCGCGTCCTGGACGGGCGGCGTTTTACAGCGTTACACCGTGCAAAACACCGGTATGGTGTGGACGCGTGCGCTGAATGCGTCCTGGAATGGCACCGACGGACCCTGGCGTGACTGGGTGCAGGCCAGCGCGGTGAATTCCGTCACGGTGCCGTCGGCCATCCTGACAACCACGGATATTAATACCCTGGGCTTTGCCAGCGGAGCCGGAAGTGCTGCCCTGTACGCGCAGCCTAAAAATGCCAACGCCACGACGGCGTTGCACTATCCGCAAGGCATCGCAGGCACGCTGTATGTCACACCAAGCGCCTACGGCTGTCAGCAGATGTACGTCACGTTCACCGGCAATATCTGGAATCGCGGATTGTCCGCTGACTGGAACGGTGTAGATGGTCCCTGGAAAGAGTGGGTGCCGACCTACAGCGCGAACAATAAACCGACACCGGAAGACGTCGGTGCGTTACCTGTTGGCGGGACGGCTGTAGCGGCTACCAAGCTTGCCACAGCCCGCAAAATTGCCGGTGTGGCGTTTGATGGCACAAAGGATATCGGTCTTAATGCGGATAATGTGGGTGCATTCCCAGCTAAGGGTGGCACGGTTGGCAGTGACGGCGTAAGCACCCCATATCTGGCGGTGACTGGCCGTGACTGGATGACCAAAAACGGCAATTATGCCTCCGGCAATGACTATCAAACGAACTGGACGCGCATTAACGGCAGGTCAAGTTCTGACGCCAAAGTTGATGTGTACCATTATGAAAGCACGGGGCATTACCACTCACTCAACTTTCATGTATTCGGCGGCGGAAATGAAGGGTATTTCAATCATCGAAATGATGGGACTTTCTTTTGTACCGGGGCTGTGATTGGCGCTGCTGCAACAGCTAACGAACATGCCGTCAATCTCGCCCAACTTAATGCCGCCGTGGCGCGGAGGGCATTGCTTGCAGGCTCTACGGTGCAGACATTCGATGTCGCGCAGGCAACGTCATGGGGGCACGCGGTGCGTCTTGACCAATTCCAGTCCGGCAGCAATGGGAATGGTGCGTGGGTTAAACTGCCCAATGGTCCGCAGTGGTGCAGACAAAACTTATCTTTACCCGCCAATACGACAACAACGTGGACATTCCCCGCCGGATTTTCCGGTACTCCGGCTTTATTTATTTCAACGTTCAACGGGGAGTTGAAAGCATGGTTCAACGGTGCCTCTGGCAGTGGTGCGAATATTTATAACGCCAGCAATTCCGCTTTGAACGTCAATTTATTAGCAATTTGGTGAGTAAATTATGAATACAAATATTGAGCCGGACAGTGATATTGAGCTACCTGTTTACGAAAACCGATATTTCATTGGTGTGGATAAAAACAATTACGTCGATAGCATGATGATTGCCTTTACCGCAGCGGAGGCGGCAACCTATACGCAGCAGGGGCTTCTGATGTTATCTGCTGATGTATTTGAGTCTATAGGTCAGGACTCTCAATACATTGATGGTGAAGTGATTCAGGGAGCGCCGAGGGTTGTCGAACTTACGGCAGAAGCCGCGAAAACTATCGCCGCGTCTAAGATTTCCGAAGCGACCACCCGCATCAATATATTGCAGGATGAAATAGATTTGGATCTCAGTACAGAGGCAGGCGTAGCGGAGTTGAAAATCTGGAAGGCATACCGCATAGCTCTTAACCGTCTGGATCTGTCAGCTGCGCCGGATATTGACTGGCCTGAAATCCCTGCATGATCATCGCCCCGAAAGGGGCTTTTTAGTATCGAGCACAGTCATATCTGACCATGCCGGCCATAACGTTTTCGGTACCGCATAGACAGATATGACTGTGCTGCAGCCACGTTGTGCCATTGTTCAAACATCCCTCCCGCCGTGCCTGATTGTCCCCAACACGCGATGATTGATTGGCTTATTAATCACAGGAAAAAACACCATGGCTGATTATCATCACGGTGTGCGCGTTGTTGAAATCAACGACGGCACCCGCGTTATTTCCACCGTTTCCACCGCCATCATCGGGATGGTCTGCACCGGCAAGGATGCCGACGCGGCGACCTTCCCGCTGGATACGCCGGTGCTTATCACCAACGTACTCACCGCCGCAGGCAAGGCCGGTAAAACCGGTACGCTGCGCGCCTCCCTGATGGCCATCGCCAACCAGGCTAAACCGGTGGTCGTCGTCGTGCGCGTGACCGAAGGCGAAACCGAAGCAGAAACCACCTCCAACATCATCGGCGGCACGGACGCCACCGGCATGTATACCGGCATGAAAGCCCTGCTGTCTGCGCAAACTGAACTCGGCGTAAAGCCGCGCATTCTCGGCGTGCCGGGTCTGGATAACCAGGAGGTCGCCGCCGCGCTTGCCGCCGTCTGTCAGCAATTGCGTGCATTCGGCTACGTCAGCGCATACGGCTGCAAAACGGTCTCTGATGCTATCAAGTACCGCGATAATTTCAGCCAGCGTGAGCTGATGGTGGTCTGGCCGGATTTCGTGGCCTGGAACACCACCACCAACGCCAGCGACATCGCCCCCGCCACCGCTTACGCCCTCGGCCTGCGTGCCAAAATTGACGCCGAAACCGGCTGGCATAAAACGCTTTCCAACGTCGGGATCAACGGTGTCACCGGCCTGTCGGCCAGCGTGTACTGGGATTTGCAAACCACCGGCACCGATGCCGACCTGCTGAACCAGGCGTGCGTCACCACGCTTATCCGCAAAGACGGCTTTAAGTTCTGGGGGCAGCGCACCTGCTCGGATGATCCGCTGTTCCTGTTTGAGAACTACACCCGCACCGCGCAGGTGCTGGCGGACACGATGGCGGAAGCGCACCTGTGGGCGATGGACAGGCCAATGACCCCGACGCTTATCAAGGACATGATTGCGGGCATTAACGCCAAGCTGCGCGAAATGAAAACCGCCGGTCTGATCATTGACGGCACCTGCTGGTATGACGCGGAAGCGAACACCGTTGAAACACTGAAAGCGGGCAAGCTGTTCATTGATTACGACTACACGCCGGTGCCGCCGCTGGAAGATTTAACCCTGCGTCAGCGCATCACCGACCAATACCTGGCGACGTTTGCCACGGCCATCAACAGCTAAAGAGGCGCTAAACCATGGCACTGCCTAAGAAACTGAAATACCTGAACCTGTTTAACGACGGGAACAGCTACCTCGGCACGGTCAGCGCGCTGACGCTGCCGAAGCTGACCCGCAAGCTGGAGAACTATCGCGGCGGCGGCATGACCGGTTCCGCTGCCATTGATTTCGGGCTGGACGATGACGCGCTGACCTTTGAGTGGACGGTGGGCGGCCTGGATGAACTGGTGTTGAAACAGTGGGGGGCGGTGGATGCCGTGCCGCTGCGCTTTGCCGGTTCCTTCCAGCGTGACGATACCGGCGACACCTCCGCCGTGGAAGTCACCCTGCGCGGACGTCACAAGGAAATGGATTTCGGCGAGTACAAGCAGGGTGAAGACACCGAAACCAAAATCACCACCCAGTGCACCTATTTCAAGCTCACGATTGACGGCAAAGACATGATTGAAGTCGATACCGTGAACATGGTGGAAATCGTCGGCGGCGTTGACCGCGTGGCACAGCACCGCAAAAACATCGGCCTGTAACCCGTAACCCGCGCCGGACACCGGCGCTTCACTCCCTTTTGAAGAAGAGACACCGCTATGTCAGAACACAATGAAAACATCGTCATCCTGGAAGAACCGATCAAGCGCGGCGACACCCTGATCGACCAGGTTGAAATCATCAAGCCGAACGCCGGACACCTGCGCGGGATTGGCCTGGCGGCGCTGGCGAATGCCGACGTTGACGCGCTGACCGTCATTCTGCCGCGCATTACTGTGCCGAACCTGACCGCACAAGACTGCAAAAGCCTGAACCTGCCCGACCTGATTGCGATGGCAGGCAAGGTGATTGGTTTTTTATCGCCGAAGTCGGAACAGTAAAACTTCCTGCGGCACTGACCGTTGATGACCTGATGGCGGATATCGCGGTGATTTTTCACTGGCCGCCGTCAGAACTGAACCCGATGACGCTGACCGAGCTGCTGGTGTGGCGTCATAAGGCCATGCAGCGCAGCGGAGCCACAGACAGTGAGTAACTTAAAAGTAGAGGTGCTGTTAAAGGCGGTTGACCAGGCAACCCGCCCGTTTAAATCAGTGCAAAACGCCAGTAAGGCACTGGCCGGAGAGATTAAAACCTCACAGGCCGCGCTCAAAGACCTGAACGCCCAGGCCGGACGGATTGACGGCTTCCGCAAATCCAGCGCGCAGCTCGCCGTGACCGGCCAGAAGCTCAACGCCGCCAAAGCGGAAGCGGCGGCGCTGGCTATCGCGTTCAAAAACACCGCCAGCCCGACCCGCGCCCAGGCGCAGGCCATGGAATCGGCGAAGCGTACCGCCGCGCAGTTGCAGACTCAGTTCAACGGGCTGCGGCTGTCGGTGCAGCGTCAGCGCACGGAACTTACCCAGGCGGGCATCAGCACGCGCACGCTGTCTGACTCTGAACGCCAGCTGAAAGCCTCCATCAGCGACACCACCGCGCAGCTTAACCGGCAGCGTGAATCCCTGGCACGCCTCAGCGCGCAGCAGGCCAAACTCAACGCGGTGAAAGGCCGGTATCAGGCGGGCAAACAGTTCGCCGGTAGCGTGACCGGCGCAGGGGCGGCCGGTTTAGGCATAGCCGCTGCCGGAACAGCAGCGGGTGCGGGCGTACTTAAGCCAGGCTTTGACTTTGCGCTGAAAAATTCAGAACTCCAGGCAACGCTGGGGCTGTCCAAAGACTCGGCGGACATGCTGGCGTTGCGCACGCAGGCGCGTCAGCTCGGCGACAACACCGCCGCGTCTGCCGACGATGCCGCCGCCGCGCAAATCATCGTCGCGAAATCCGGCGCGGACAAAGACGGCATCCTGGCTGCCACGCCGACCATTCTGAATCTGTCCCTGGCAAACAAGCGCACCATGGAGGAGAACGCCACGCTGCTGATGGGCGTGAAGTCCGCGTTTGGCATGACCAATGACACCGTGTCACACATCGGCGATGTGCTTTCTACGGCCATGAATAAGTCCGCCGCCACCTTTGAAGGGCTGTCTGACACCATGACCTATGCCGCGCCGGTGGCTAAGCAGGCCGGTATCAGCGTCGAAGAAACCGCCGCGATGGCCGCCGCCCTGGCGGATGCCAAAATTACCGGCTCGATGGCGGGCACCGGTGCGCGTGCGGTCATTACCCGCCTGCAGGCACCGACTGGCACCGCCGCCGCCGCGCTCGGTGAGCTGAAGGTGAAAACGGCGGACAGCAAAGGCAACATGCGTCCGCTGTTTACCATTCTGAAAGAAATGCAAAAGAGCTTTGAGAAAAACAAGCTCGGTTCGTCGCAGCGTGCGCAGTACATGAAAGCCATCTTTGGCGAGGAAGCCAGCTCGGCGGCGGCGGTGCTGATGGGGGATGCCTCCTCCGGCAAGCTCGACCAGCTCAGCCAGGCGCTGAAAACCTCGGACGGTAAAACAGAGGCGCTGGTGGCAGTGATGCAGGACAACCTCGGCGGCGACTTTAAGGAATTTCAGTCCGCCTATGAGGCGGTCGGCACAGACCTGTTTGACCAGCAGGATTCGTCACTGCGCAAACTGGTGCAGACCGCCACCGGCTACGTGCTGAAACTGGATAAGTGGGTGGTGAACAATAAAGCCCTGGCGGAGACGCTCGGCAAGGTGGCAGGCGGTGCGCTGCTGATTATCGGTGCGCTGGGCGTGTTTGGCCTGGTGGCCGGTCCCGTTATCAGCGGGATTAATCTGATTGTCGCCGCTGCGGGGATGCTCTGGACAATTCTCGGCACGGTGGGCGGCGTGATTGCAACGGTGATCGGCGGCCTGACATGGCCGATTGTTGCCGTCGGTGTCGCCATTGTCGCCGGGGCGCTGCTTATCCGTAAATACTGGGAGCCGATCAGCGCCTTCTTTGCGGGCGTCATTGAAGGGTTAGGGATTGCGTTCGAGCCGGTAAAAGAGATGTTTGCGCCGCTTAAGCCGGTGTTTGACTGGCTTGGGGACAGGCTCAAGGTCTTGTGGCAGTGGTTCAAAGACCTCATCCAACCGGTGAAATCCACGCAGGAAACGCTGAACAGTTGTAAAGATGCGGGGGTGTCGTTTGGTCGCCTGGTCGCTAACGCACTGACCGCTCCGTTGCAGGTGGCTAATAAGCTGCGTAGCAGTGTGGTCTGGCTGCTGGAGAAGCTCGGCATCATCAAGGAAGAATCTGCAGACATGGATAAAACGGCAGACATGGCTGACCGGCGTTCGAAGCAATCCGGCGACGGGGATCCGCAAGCGCATCCGCTGGATAATCCCGCTCCCATTACCCCGCCGCCGGGCGGCCTGCTGGGTGGCGGTTATACGCCGGTTTCCGTCGGCGGCGGGCGCAGCTATATCGACCGCAGCACGCACCATTACACCATTGCCGCCGGTGCCGGTTTAGGCGTCCAGGATACCAGCCGCCAGATCCGCGCCGAGCTGGAAGCCCGTGACCGCGCCCGCGTCGCCCAGCAACGTTCCCGCATGGATAACGATTAAGGAGATGTCCGCATGATGTTAACCCTCGGACTGTTTGTGTTTCAGTTGCAGACCGTCCCCTATCAAAGCTTGCAGCGGGACGTGGATTACCGCTGGCCTGCGAATAACCGCGTCGGCCTGCGTCCGCTGCCGCAGTTCCTCGGTGTGAATGAAGAGAAAATTACCCTGTCCGGCGTGCTGATGCCGGAAATCACCGGCGGAAAGTTGTCGCTGATGGCACTGAACCTGATGGCCGACGAGGGCAAGGCGTGGCCATTGCTGGAAGGCAGCGGCACCATTTACGGGATGTTCGTGGTGAACAGCGTCAGCGAAACCCACACGGAACATTTTTCCAACGGTGCCGCCCGCCGGATTGAATTCACGCTGACGCTGACCCGCGTGGATGAATCCCTGGCGGCCATGTTCGGTGATATGAAAGCCCAGGCCGACGGGCTGCTGAATCAGGCCGGAGGTTTAACCGGCCAACTGGGAGGCTTGTTGTGATTACAGATATGACCATCGGCGCCGGTGCGCAGTTTGCGCCGGATTTTACGGTGACCGTCGGCGGTAAGGACATCACGCAGGACGTCAGCAACCGGCTGATTTCGCTGACGCTCACGGATAACCGCGGCTTTGAGGCTGACCAGCTCGACATCGCGCTAAGCGATACCGACGGCCTGCTGGAGATGCCGCCACGCGGCGCGGTGATAAATATCGCGCTCGGCTGGAAAGGCCAGGCGCTGACGAACAAAGGCGACTTTACCGTGGATGAGGTGGAGCATCGCGGCACGCCGGACACGCTGACTATCCGTGCCCGCAGCGCGGACTATCGCGGCAGCCTGAATTCCCGCCGCGACAACTCTTATCACGACACGACGCTGGAGGCGGTGGTGTCCGCCGTGGCGGCGCGCAACAACCTCAAGCCCGCCGTTGCCGAGCCGTTCAGGGGCGTAAAGGTCTCACACATTGACCAGACCCAGGAGACAGACGCGAAATTTATCACGCGTCTGGCGGAGCTGAACGGCGCGGTTGTCGCCATCAAGGCCGGTAATTTGCTGTTTATCAAACCTGGTGCGGCAAAGACGGCCAGCGGGAAGCCTATTCCGCAGATGACGATTATCCGCAGCGACGGCGACGGGCACACGTTCAATATTGCTGACCGTGGGGCGTATACCGGCGTCTCGGCAAGCTGGCTACACACCAAAGACCCGAAGCCGAAAAAGGTGAAGGTTCAGCGGAAGCCGAAAGTGCAGTACCTGCGCGCCCTGCAACACCCGAAGGCAAAGAAGACCAGCGCGAAGGTGCAGAAAACGCCGGAGGCGAAGGAAGGGGATTACCTGGCGGGCAGTGATGAAAACGTGTTTGCGCTTACCACCATTTACGCTACGCAAAAGGCCGCCATGCGGGCAGCACAGGCGAAGTGGGACAAACTCCAGCGCGGTGTCGCCGAATTCTCAATTTCCCTGGCGCGCGGACGGGCGGATTTATTTCCTGAGACGCCGGTGGCGGTGTCCGGCTTTAAATCCGTGATCGACGCGCAGCCCTGGATAATCAGCAAGGTGACGCACAGCCTGGGCGGGAGTGGCTTTGTGACGGCGTTGAATCTGGAGGTGTTGCTATCGGATGTAAATTACGAGGCGACAGAAAGCGACGGTGCTGAATAAGTGGAATATGTAAATCACTGTAATGTGAGATGTATATTTTTTTGCGGATAACATACAATGATTGTATCTGATTAAAATGATTATATGGTGATTATTATGATGCACTGTCCGAAATGCCAGCACGCTGCCCACGCCCGTTCAAGCCGTTACCTGAGCATCAATACCAAAGAGCGTTATCACCAGTGTCAGAATATTAATTGCAGTTGTACATTCAAAACACATGAATCGATTGCTGACATCATTGTAGAGCCTGGAACAGTTCATGCCGTTCAATTGCACCCAGATAAACATCAGCAGCAGTCTTTCCAGATGCACTGAAAACACACGTGAAAAGAAGCCCGCGAAAGCGGGTTTTTTCATGGCTAATATTTATTTTCTTTAGGAAACAGAAAAGCCCCGCAAATTAAAATGCGGGGCTTTTTTGTCGTTAAATCTCGAAATGGTCAATATGTGGACGTGATTTGAAATAAATCCTTATATTTCAATAAAATAAACCCTAAATTATGTCACCTTGAACTGACATTGCGGGTTATTCTCCATATTGACCAATGAATAGCAGTCTACATGTGCGGGTGCTGGCCTGGCAGAGATAAACTGAAAACCACAGGTTTATGAT